TTTATTCACCTCCTTTGAAATACCATTTTCCATTAGCGGTAAGTGTTGCCCAATTAGGTGGACATTCTTTTGCTTTACAAACATAACCATAGTAAGGCTTACCTCCTTTAGAGATTCCTTCTTTCAATATATGCCCGTGCTGGCACGCAGGTGGCTCATTAGGTATTGATGCACCAATCTCAGCAACAACATCACCAACAGACCAAGCAACAGGTTCAGGCTCTTTCTTATCAGCTGCAAAACTATCTCTTAGGATTGTTTCAATTTGTGCCGACTTAGATCCTGCCTTGCCATACATATTTTGGCGGCTTTCTAGCTTCTCCTTAAATGATGGATTGCTTTCAACCTTTCGCATGTCATCCTTGGTGGCAGTTTTGTCAGATCCTTTAAGTAGAATGATTGCTCTACCTAATGCGCTTGTCGCAGTATCCTCAACATAAAACTTTTTCATGTTAGGAATATAAGTTTCCCTAGATCCAAACGCTATGTTGGAAACACATGGTTGCTCATCCTTGCTATCTCGCCAAAGAGTTGCTTGCACCAAGATATAACCTTTTTCCCCATCATGGCTAATAACTGATATATCAGATCGACCAGATGGGAAGTTACTTATGAACCATTTGTTCAAAGTAGCCACATCCTCATAATCCTCAAGATTAAATGCCATTAGAGATCATCTCCTTTTTTGAAGTCGCTGTCGATTTCGGCATCGTAAACTGTTTTGTAAATACCGATGTATGCTGCAATGTCCACAAGACTGTCGTGATGCCCTGGGCTTTCCTGCAAACGACTAATCTTTTGCAAGATGTTAAAGATACAAATGTCATGAGGCATGACTGGGTATTCCAAATACGAACTGACCAGCTTTGAGATTCTCTCCATGTTGTAAAAAGGGTGTCCATAGACAACACCTCTTGACTGGATAGTTGTAATGGCTTCATCAAAGAGCTGCTCAGTTTTTGTCATAATCAAAGACTTCATCTGACTGCTGCTTAATGGTAATCATCCTGCGGTGCATATCCCAGCCGGTTGCCCTGCCACGCCAATAGCCCCGATTATAGATTTCGGTTTGCCATAAATTAACTGCATAGGCTAATAAGCCGGTTGCTATCATGAACCATAAAATAGTGATTCCGTTGATTTTCATGTTGCTCCCTTACATATCCACAGCCTTTGTGGATGCATAAAGTATGACCTAAATCAAGGACGCTTGGTTATTTTCTTTCGGAGTGTTGTATAACGATTAGATAACGCTAATATCCTCAAAATCATCGATATGGTCATCAATCGTGCGTTCGTGATAATCGGTTTCACGCCCCATAAGACTTTCCAAGAGCTGTGAAACTGCCATCTTTGTTAATTGGGATCATTTGCACGCTCATATTCTTGCCATCCCACTCCATCAGGACTATGCCCATTTGCCAATTAGCCAAGCCCTTAGTATATGAGGCTTTTGCCCTGTTCATAAGGTTGCCTGTTTCAACCCCGTAGAGGGGTCTGTAAGCCCCGTAGAGCCCCTCTGAGTAGGCAGACATACCTAGCCTATGGGTGTGACCACAAACCACGCTCTTTCCTGCCTTTTTGGCAAGATTTAGGGCAGTCTGTCCAGCGTTGGGGTTCATGTTGCCTTCATCGCCATGAGCCAAGATCCAGCCCTTTTCAAATTCATAAAATGTTTTATGAAAGGTAATGCCCATAGAATCAAAATCCATGAACTTGGAATACTGCAATTCGGGAAGTGAGATCATTCCCGGAACTTTTAATAAAGTGTTATATAAGCGATCAGTATGATTACTGCGGATAATATGAGCTTCTCGGCTGTGCTCTGTGAGAGCCCAAAGGATCTCTTGAGTAGCTGTGCGGTCATCATCCAAAGTTTGTTGATAAGCCAAAGGTGTTTTCTCAGCCCAACGGCTAATTGTTTGAAAATCGATTTCATCGCCAACGCAAAGGACACTATCGAACCTCTCTCGCTTGGCTAACTTAATTACATTCTTGACTGCTACTTCATGGTGGTATGGAATTTGTAAATCCGAAATGACCAAGTATCGCTTAATCGTCATCCTCATCGTCAGTTGGATCTATGGATGGGATGATCCCACCATCGCCCACAATCCAATCAGGGAATGTCTTGTGTTCAGTCATCAACCAAAAAGCGTGCTCAGGTGTGAATCCTGCTTTTCTAGCTGCTTTGTAGCATTCGTGTAATGCGGTGTAATGCTGATCGATCTTTGATAATGGTTCAGGAGATTGGCGAACGACTCGACGATTGATCTTTTTGCGTTTGATAGGTTTTCGTGTGTTCGCCATAATTAAAATTATCGCTTACTGATTAAGACAAACAGATCATCGACACGCTGTTCAAGCCTTGTAATTTGATCCTTGATCGAACTTCCAGAATTAGGTTTCAATTCTTGTAAGTAGGATTTAATAACCCAACGCAGACCCAGTAACAAACTTGTAGATACGGCGGTTACGCCAACGGCGATACCAACCCATTCGTTGGCTGTCATTTCGCATTAAGTCCATAATCAGCTTCTCCGCCAGACTTTGGATCTAATGCCTTAGCAATAGGTGCAACCAATGCTCCAGCAAGGATTGCAAACTCTGGTCGGATGTCAGCAACAATTGCCAACAAGACAGTTATACCGGAAGCAGCCACAGCTCTTAAATATGACTTAATTGCTGCCTTGTGTTTATTTGATAGTTTCATGCTTTGCCTCCTAGTAGTGGTATGTTAAAAAACTCTCCAGTTTGTTTTGGGTGAAAACTAATGTGAATGTGCTTGGTGTGTGGATTGATGCCCTTGTATTTACGCCAACGCCAATTTAAGAGTTTGCTGGCAATATGATGATTATGTATTACATATTTGATTCGTTTATCTGTTTTGCCAGCAAGTCGAATCTGATCGGCAAGGTAAGCAGACATGCCCTCGGCTTGACCTAAATCAGCTGTAATGTCAATGGCACAAACCTCACCCGAAGGCAAGGCGTTGTGATCCGATTTTACTTTTTGATGCCTAGCGTCTGAAATCCAACCATCCGATTTCCTAGACCTATCGGCAAAACTGTCATCGATCTGCTCACGCAGTTGAACAGCTGCTTTAGATAGGTAGGGTTTCATCGGCACAATTCCTCAAAATTATGCTAAGCCGAGAGCCTGTAAATCCTCAATAGTTAAGCCAAGAACAGCAAGCTTAGCCTGTGCTTCTGCTTTGGCATTTGCTTGATCAATTACTGCCTGTGCTTCATCGGCTTTTACCTGCTGAATAGCATCATCAATCTCGGCTTGCGTAGGTGCTTCACCTTCAAGCACATCCCACTTAATTGTTGAATAATCATTGTTATCCATTGAAAATTGAGCAGTGGGTCTAAGTTTGAAAATTGCTTCAATCAAATAATTTTTCATTACGCACCAATTTCTAAAAGTGTAATTGTTGATGGAGCATCACCATATTGATAATCTATTGCTGCCGAATTGGTAGTCAATTCAACCTTTGCTTGAACTTTATATGTAGTTGCCGAAGTTGTTGCAGGATTATCCAAATAAGTTATTGAATAATTTCCACCTAAATCAACTCTCGTAGGTAAGGAAGAGGCTTCTACTGAAAGATGAGCAAACTTGTAATCTCCAAAATCTGCAATACTTGTAGCACCCCTTTGTAATCTTGCGCCTGTATAAAGACCATTAGCATTTCTTGTCAATCTGAAACACGCTGATACTAAAACCAAAATTTTAGAAGTTGCGGATGTTGGTGTAATTGTGGCGGTAATATTTGTGTCAGTTTGTGTCGTAGTCGCAATGTTTTTTAAGGTTGTTGTAGTTGCTGAAACAACCTGCAAGACTTTGCCACCACCACCAGCAGGAGTTGCCCATTTAAGTCCAGTTGTTTCTGCGCTGTCTGCTGTTAAAACTGTTCCATTAGCACCAACTGCCAAACGAGCAAAAGTGTCTGCGCCAGTTCCACCAATTAAATCACCTTTAGCATCTATTGCTGTTGCCATTGAGTTTGTGACAGTTACTGTGCCAGAAGTGCCACCACCACTAATTCCAGTTCCAGCGGTAACGCCTTCAATGTCACCCGTTGTTGGTGTTGCCCAAGATGGCACGCCAGCAGCAACAGTTAAAACTTGACCAGTTGTTCCAATTCCAAGTCTTGTGTTTGTGTTGGCTGTTGCTGATCTATAAGCAATGTCGCCAGTTGTTGTTTCCGGATTTAAATTTTTAGTTGTTGTATCAATAGATGAACCAAGCGTGCGAATAGCAGCTGCGCCATCCTTAACCAGATCGGTGTCGTCCGGTGTTTCCCAA